GGCGCGTCAATCAAATCCGTCGAGGGGCGAGACGTGTCGTGGTCTCTCGACTACTAGGTGAACCATGGACCGCAACGCATTACGATCTAAACTTCTCAAATCTCCGACATACCGAAAGACCGAGGTCGACCTCGACGGGGAAAAGGTCTATATTCGGGAGCCAAGCGTCGGAGAGTCTCGCGACCTTGCGCAAAAATGTAAGCTGAAGGGCGGCGAGATTGATCAACTGGAATACGCATTGCGAGCGGTTCTCGCCCTGACGTGCGACGAGACCGGCGCGCGTGTCTTCGATGACGCGGATTATGATGCGCTCGCGGCGCAACCCGTCGCCGACGGTATCGTTTCCAAGTTGACCGGAGCATTCGCCGAGCTCGTCGGCGGTTCGGCCGACTTGGGAAAGGACTGAAGCGCGATTCCGAGTTACAGGCGGCGTGCTACGTCGGCGACAACTTGGGCAAATCTCTCGCGGAGGTGTTCGAGATGTCGTCGTCTGAATTGCATATCTGGATCGCTTGGTTCCGACTCAAATCGGAAGAGGAAAAGAAAGCGCACGAGAAAGCGCGCAACAAAGCCCGAAGCGGGCGTGGGAGGCGATAGGCGATGGCATTAAATCTCGGTCCGCTTAACGTCCTCCTTCGCTTGCAGGGCGCCGACAAATTCAAGCGCGACACAAAACAGGCGGCGGGCGGTCTCGGCTTAATCGGCAAAGCGTCGGCCGCTGCAGCGGCGGCGCTCGCCGCGGCCGGTTACCAGGCGGTTAAGGCGACTCAAGTCTTCGCCGAGTTCGAAAAAGGGATGACGCGCGTCGGGGCGGTCACGAACTCGCTTGGCACGACGGCGTTCGCCGGATTGACCGATCGCGCGCAAGACCTCGCCAAGACCACAGAGTTCACCGCGCGACAGGTTGCCGATGCGATGGGCTTCATGGGCATGGCGGGCATGAAGACGAATCAGATCTTCGACGCTACGCCCGCAGTGTTGCAACTTGCGTCCGCCGGGATGGTCGACGTTGCGAGCGCAGCCGATACCGTCACAAACATCATGGCGGGATACGGTCTCAAAACCGAAGACCTGAACAACGCAAACAATGTTCTCGTAGCGACGTTCACGAACTCGAACACATCGCTCCAGCAACTTGGCCAGTCGTTTAAATACGTCGGACCCGTTGCCAAATCCGCTGGCGTTGAGTTCAAAGAAGCGGCGGCGGTCATCGGTCTCATGGGTAACGCCGGGATTCAGGCGGACATGGCGGGAACCGCGCTTCGCGGGACCATCATCAAGTTACTGGACCCGACGGCCGAAGGCGCAAAGATTATGCGCCAGTATGGGATCAACGTCACCGATACCAACGGCAAGCTGAAACCGATGGTCGAGATATTCAAGCAGCTCGAACCCATCGCCGACGACAGCGCGAAGATGATCGAATTGTTTGGGCTTCGCGCCGGTCCGGGGATGCAAGCGGCGTTGACGCAGGGAACCGCCGCGCTTGAAGGATTGATCGAGAAAATCGAAGGCGCCGGAGACATCGCGGAGCGCATAGCGCAGGCGCAACTCGATACGCTGGACGGCAAGATCAAGATCATGCAGTCCAATTTTGAGGGACTGCAAATCGCGATCGGGGATGCGTTGGGACCGGCAGCGGTGACGCTCGTCGACAATATGTCGATCATTTTGGGGGATCTTAAAGACGCGGTAAACGGAATCGGCGTCGGCTTGCTGGACTCCGAGGCGTGGGCGCAAGCGCTCGAGGGAGTCAAAAATTTTGCGCTTGCGATTGCGGCGACAATCGACACGATCGCGCAGGGCGTGATCAAGATCGTAATGTTCCCGATTACGTTGATCACCCGCGCGATCGCCGAAGCAGAATGGGTCGTCGGAACCATGATGAGGGCGTTCAAAGCCCCGGGGACGATCGGAGTTGGCAAGGCGGGCGACAGGATGCGGGAGCAGGGGATCGCAAGGCGCGAAAACCTGCAACAACTCATGTCCGATATAGGCGCAACCCAACCGGCCGAGGATACGCTTCGCTCATTTTTTACGATGTTTCAATCGACCGTTAAGGGGCTCGGGAAGGGCGGCGCCGGTGGTGGCGTGTCCGCCGAAGCAGCAAAAACGACCGAAAAAGTCGCACCAAAAACAAGTCGACCAAAGACTTTTGTCGAACAGATTGAGGGCGCCGCGGGCGTTGACGCGGTGCGCGCCTTGTTCGAGGGGATTCGCGATCAGCCAATTATGGGCTTGACAGAAATGTCCAACAAAGAATTCGATGCGTTCATGAAAAGTTTTGAGCCAGACATCGTTATCGAACACGGCGATGCGCTTGCGAATGCGGCGCGCAAGGTTGCGATAGAGCAAAATCGGCTCGCGGAACAGGCGAAGGCAACCGGGCGCGAGATCGAAAGTCTCGGCGGCGGCATCGTATCAGGCATTCGAGGTGACTCGCTCGGCGCCACATTCGGAGCAGGGGTCGGGGGCGCGGTCGGGGGCGCGCTTGGGGGACCAGTCGGGACGGCGATTGGGTCGGTCATCGGTCAAACGTTCGGACCGTTTCTCGACGTGCTCACGAAGGCGACCGGGGTATTTAAACCGCTTATCGACGTCGTGAACGAAATGGGCGTCGGTCTTTTTGCTCCGCTTGTCGTCGCGTTCGGGCCAACTATCGAGCGCCTCGCAGGCATTGCGCGCGTCATCTTGCTACCGGCGTTTGAACTTCTCGGTAATACCATTGGTTCGATTCAATGGTTGTTCGAAGAGATGTGGACAGCGGGTCGAAACTTCATGATATGGCTTGAGAATCTAACCCGTGATGACAATAACAAGATTTCATACATCGCCGGAAAGTCTTTCGAACAATATATGCAGCAGGTCGAAGAAGCTAGGCGGGCCGCGCTCGAGTCACTAAACGACGAAACATATGATGCGGCGAACAACTTCCGCGAGCTTAACGAGGAGCTCACGAACGTACCGATCGGCGTCAAGCGACTTCGCAATTTGCAGTTCGAATCGACGAGGGCGAGCGGCATCGTTCCGTTCCCCAATATGTTTAATCAACCGGCGTTCTAGGTGGACCGATGGCGTTTTTGTTGATCAACGACTTCGAAGTATCGATTCTCGACGGAAGCGCGAAGGTTTCCGAAGAGGAAATCGGTTCGTCGTCTCGAGCGTTCTCCGGTCATCTCTTGCAATCGACGAGGGCGCGCGCTCGCGTATTCAGCGGAACGACGCCTATCTTGTCCAGCGCGAACGCGAAGGCGATCGTGGGTTTACTCAAAGCCGATGGGCATGCGTGGGCATTCAGCGACATCTACTCGTCGAAAGGTCTCGGCGCAGCGTCGGGAAGCTACACCGTATCCAGCGGAGAGATTACGGTAACAAGCGGGAGCACAGTAAGTTTCGATACGAATATCGGCGACGAGTGGACGATCATCGCATACGATAATAACGCCGGTCTGCGGTATGTTATCGACAGCGACGGCGGACAGTACGAGGACGGCGTATCGACGACGGGCGTCGATAATATGCTCGACGTGGTGTCGGGTGATTTCAAGATTTACGGAACGAACAAGGCGGGCTCGCCTTCGGCGATGGCCTGGGACTATGCTATGTTGTTTCCGTTCGTTCTTTCGGCGGGTATGCGAGAGATTACTTTTTCCGAAATCCCTACGCTGAACATACTCGGAAACGCGATTCGGGTTCCAAGCGACAACGTATCGATGCGACTTCGTCACGGTTCGCTTTCCGAGGAGCCGATTCAGTTTATGAGCGGCGGCAGCATAACGACCGGGTTTCAAATCTCGTTTACGCTTGAAGAGGTTCTTTAATGCGTCACCTGTTGCAGCCGCACGTCGGGGCAAGACCGGATTCGACATCGGCGATCGCACATTGGAAGCTAGACGAACTCACGATCGGAAATGCGGTCGATGCGTTGACGGGTTACGACCTCACAGCAAACGGATCGCCGGGACTTGCTTCGTCTCTCTTTGCCGTTCCTTCCGGCTCTACGGGCGCGCGGTCCTTCAACGGAACGAGTCAGTTTTTCCAGAAATTCAACGGCGCCTTTCCGACATCAAGCGCAACGGTGGCAGCGCAAGTCGCAAACGAAGGCGCGGTGTCGGCGGTGTTTAACCCCGACACCGTTTCGGGCAAGCGATCGATTTTCACCTATGAGGGAATAACCTCGAGCGACCAGCTCGAAAACAAAATTTTCTGTCTCTACACGAACGGAGCCGAAATCCGCGTCGAGTGGGAACACGGTGCGGGGAACCTGGTTTTATCGCAGACGACGGGCGCGGGTATCTCGACCGGGAATTCATATCTCGTGGTCGCCGCTTGGTCGGGCGCAACTACAAAGACTCTCCGCGTCTATCTTTTCCAGCAAGGCGTCGGGCTCGTTCATGAGCAAACATTCTCTAGTTTGACGGGCGCAGATGGCGGCTCGAATTCAGACTTGCAAATCGGGCGCGGGCGAGACGATACGACCTATTTCGACGGGACGATAGACGATGTCGTCTTATGGAACTATCCGCTCTCTCGCGATGCGGCGTTCATGCTTTACGGCGAGACGTTCGGCATCTCATACGACGAAGACACGATCTACGATTCAGATAATGCGGCGTACCATTTGCGAGTCCGAGTCGAGGATTCCGGCGGGACGCTTCGCGATTTGACGAATCTCGCTCATTCGCAAGATCTTGTTTTGTCGGCGCAGGTTTCGGACGACATCGATCAGCCGGGCGCATCGGCGACGATATCGGTCGTCCGCGAGGTGGATTCGTGGTCGCTTGCGCACGACATGCAATCATCTCCGCTCAATCTCTTGACGGGTTCCTATGCCGCTCTTCTCGGGTTGAATGCTCCCATCTTCGTTGACACAGCAGTAACCCCGCAAGGCATGACGCCGAGCGATTGGGATTGGGTTCCTTTGTTCGAGGGCTTTATATCTTCGGTCGATTGGGGCGGGGACGAAATCAGCATCCAGGCGGGCGACAAGATCGGTCCGCTTTTCGAGACGTTCATCGCCCGCGAGCCGTTGCAGATACAAGCGATCGACGACAGCGGCGCCGGTAACACGGTCGTCATAACAACGGTCACGCCACACGGTCTAGGGGCGGGCGACCAGGTCAAGGTTTATGAGACGACAAACTACAACGGGAGATGGACGGTTGCGGAAGTAATCACGACCGACCAATTCCGAACGGTCCAGGCGACGGCGGGCGGTGTTGCGGCCGAGTCGTCGGGCTTCGTTTTCGAAAACGATCAGCGTCCATACGGAGACGCAGCGGGCGTTCCGGTTCAAGACGTCATGCAGGAAATCATCGACGACAACGAGCCGACGCCATACGGGGGAGGGGCGCCATACGGATACACGGGCGGGACTCCGAGCGTTTACACGCCAGTCGACCCGGGCTTCGATATTCGGCCGTACTTTCAAAAGCGCGAGCCAGTTCAAACGGCGATCGAAACCCTGGCCTCGATGATCGGGTGGAACATAAAGTATCGCTGGCATGACACGGCGCGAGACTTTCGATTGACGCTATCGTCGCCAAACCGAAGCAAGGCGACGCCGGACTACACGTTTTCGACCTCACAGATAATCGAAGTCTCTCGCGCGTCCATCGAGGGGCGCGATATTCGCAACGTAGTTGAGGTCATATATTCGGACTTCGACGACGCAGACGAAAACAACTTCGCGCCTCGATCGGTAGTGGTTCGCAGCGATGCGACATCGATCTCAAAATACGGTTACAGGTATTGCCAAATCGCCGAAGGAGCGACGTCGCAAATCGACAGCTACCAGGAAGCGTCCGACCTCGCGGACGCGATATTGGCGGACCTTAAAGAACCGAAAGCAGACATATCGATCCAGGTTCCTTTTCGGCGCTTTGTCGACACCGGCGATCTCTATCGCTTGCCCGCCGATGGGTATCATTGGGACAGCGCGAAAGATGTCGCGGTCACGGGTTATTCGCATTCATTCAGCGACGGGAAGGCGCAAACGACGATGACGCTACGGGGGCAACCGGCGAGCGCGAATAAGGGATGGAAGATCCGCTTCGTCATGCCTGGACTTGCACCGAATCAACCGACGACCCCGCCCATCGACACGACTACCGCGCCGACGTTGACACCGTTCCCCGGTGGCGCCGAGGTGTTTCAGAATATCCCGAACGACTTGCGCGCTCGCAACTTCGACACGACAGAAATCCACGTTTCGCAGACGAGCGGTTTCACACCAGACGCGACGACTTACAAACAAATCGCACGAGCGAACCGGGCGCCGATTCTAAACCTGGACCCTGCACAGACGCATTATGTCCGAACGCAATTCCGCGACAAGTTCGGCAACGTCTCGAGGTGGTCTAACCAGGGGACGGTTACGCCGACCTACATGCTCTCGATTCCGGCGGCAAGAGCGTATCGGTCGACGAGTTATCAGGATCTTGGATTTTCTCTTAACGTGCCGGTGACAAATCAAGTCATCCAGTTCAACGCCGAGGCGTTCGACAGGCGCAACAATTACGACACCTCGAACTATTGGTGGGAGTGCCCGGTCGACGGAATCTATCAGATTGACGCTATGGTCTCCATTGAATTCAAATCTGCAAATTCAAACAACAATGGGGCGGTTCAAGTGTACCGCGCAAACAACACACCATCGGTGATCCTTCAAGGCGCTACATATACCGAGATCCAACACACAGTAATTTCCAATTGCGACATCGAAGGAATCGTCGAGGCGTCCGCTGGCGATCGGCTTCAAATCAGAATCACGACGAACGGCAAGGGCGCCAAAACTTCTTTTGGGGCGGCGACCGCATCGACGACTTACGTTTCTTTTACCCTAGTCTCTCAAGACTGACACCCTTTGCCCCTTATCCGAGCGCGGGGTACGATCGCAAAACGGAGGACAAACCGTGAAAAACTTTCTTCCTGCTTTTCTTTTCGCCGGACTCGCCGGTATGTTCTTTCTTGTCGCGAATCCTTCGACGGCACAAGTTGAATCGGCACGAGCAGCCGGTCATAACGTCGTGGCGTGTTCCGATTCAACGGACACCGCAATCGCCGTTCCGCTTGCCGACGTCTTCGGAAACGCAAGCTCGCAAGGCGCGCAGCTTCTTTCGTTGATCGCATCGAGCGCGACGCCAGTTTACATCTATTCGAAGAACGCAGAAGCAGCGACCGAGGGCGTCTCTCTTTGCACCGCGGCCGGGTGCGTTGCGTCTCTCGACGTACCGGGTCCCGCTTCGCTTTGGTACTGCAAAAGTTCTTCCGGTAGCGTGAACATTAACGTCCTCGGAACAACGCGATGACGGGCGCGCTCGCGCTCGTCGCGGCGCTTTCAGTCGTCACCACGGGCCAGATACGGACCGACCCGTACATCGGCAACGCGGTGCATCTCTCGCAGCGCACAGGCGTCGTGCGCGCTGACGTGGTCGACAACCCCGCTTACCAAATCCTCGTCAACACCGCCACAACCTACACAGGTTCATCAACCAGCACCCAGTTCACCCTACCTGCCACCGGCACATACACCGTGGATTGGGGCGATGGCGTTGTGGAAACGCTCACGGGCGCACAGACGCATACCTACCCCGCAGCAGGGCAGTACGTTGTTCGTGTGACGGGTGGGTTGGAGCAAATTACGTTCAACAACGGTGGCGACCGTCTCAAACTTCTGGAGATCCAGAACTGGGGCGACATTGCGTGGACCAGCATGGCCAGCGCCTACTTTGGGTGTGCAAATATGGATATGGCGGCAACCGATGCACCGGATCTTTCTGGTGTGACGGATATGTCTAGAATGCTCCGAAGCGCGTACGCTATGGTGGCCAATCCAAGTATAAATAACTGGGACACAAGCAGTGTAACGAGTATGGCTTACATGTTTTTGGACAGCACCTCATTCAACCAGCCTATCGACTCCTGGGACACAGGCAATGTAACGAATATGATAAGCATGTTCCAAAATGCCGCCTCATTCAATCAGGACATAGGTGCTTGGAATACAAGCAATGTGATGTTCATGTCGTCCATGTTCCAACAAGCCACCTCATTCAACCAGTCTATCGACTCCTGGAACACAAGCAGTGTGACCAATATGGTTACCATGTTCTTCCTGGCCACCTCATTCAACAAGCCCATCGGCTCTTGGGACACAAGCAGTGTGACCAATATGTCGTACATGCTCCGAGACGCCTACGCATTCAATCAACCGATCGGTTCTTGGAACGTGAGCAATGTGACGGACATGCAGGACATGTTCTTGAGAGCCTCCTCATTCAACCAGCCTATCGGCAGCTGGGATGTGGGCAATGTGTCGAATATGTCTAGAATGTTCTACGAAGCCACCGCTTTCAATCAACCCATCGGCTCTTGGAATGTTGGCGATGTTACCGACTTTACAAACTTCATGTATGGAAAAACCGCAGCCAACTATTCCACAGCCAACCTGGACGCAATCTATAACGGGTGGATTGCCAACGAACTGTCTGTCAGTGAGAGTATCACCTTCAACACCATCAAATACACGGCAGCAGGGCAGGAGGGCAAGGACCTATTGACGAGGACCAACGCCACCGTGGCGGTGTCCAATGCGGTGGATAGCGGCAGTGGCCTTATTCGCTTGACCACCGCAGCGCATGGCCGGACGACGGGCGACAAAGTATTTATTAAAGACATTGGCGGTACCGTCGAAGCAAATGGTCTTTGGACCGTTACCGTCATCGACGCCACGACGATTGACCTCGACGGGTCCACCTTCACTAACGCTTACACCAGCGGCGGCACAGTGCGAACAGGATACGGCTGGACCGTAGTCGATGGGGGTATTTGATATGGCTACCACTACAAACATTGTTGCAGGCGCAACCCTGGTTGGCGCTTTGGTTGTGGGGGGCATTGCGTTGTCGCCAGACGGTGAAAGCGTTGCCTCAGATGCTGGCGTTGTCGATGCAGGGCAACCCCTCGTCGGCAACTTCTACTTGCGCTTTGAGGACAAGG